GCTGGAACATTGAACGCAGGCAAAGATGTACGTCAGACATTAAAATCTAGTTTTATTAATAATAACACAACTGCTACTATTGCTGGCAAGGTGATTAACGAAAAACAACCTTTGAGCAAGGTACTTAGACCACAGGCGGATGCATAATGTCAGATCATTTCTATGACGGTCAAGTACGCCGTTACTTAACACAATTCATGAGAGCAATGAGTAGCTTTAGCTACAAAGATGCTAAAGGAAAACTTACTCAAGTACCAGTACGGTATGGAGACATGACTAGACAGGTTGCACAAATTCTAAGTAAGAATAGCGAAAACATTGTGCAAAGTGCTCCATTTATTGCCTGCTATATTAAAGATCTATCCTATGATAGAGAACGATTACAAGACCCAACGTTTGTTAGTAAGGTACAGGTTAGAGAAAGAGAATATGAAATTGATCCAGTAACTGGACAACGTAACTATTTAAACATACAAGGTGCTAATTATACCATAGAAAGGTTAATGCCTAGTCCTTATACTGTAACATTTACCGCAGACATCTGGACTTCTAACACAGAACAAAAATTACAACTGTGGGAACAAATTGTTGTGCTGTTTAATCCTGCACTAGAAATACAAAGTACAGATAATTATTTTGATTGGACTAGTTTAAGTTATCTTGAACTTGCATCACAGACATTTGAATCTAGATCAATTCCACAAGGAATGGAAAGTGATATCAGTATCTGCACATTAAATTTTACATCTCCAATTTGGATTACACCCCCGGCCAAGGTTAAGAAGCTAGGGATTATTACTAAAATTATTTCTAATGTTTTTACAGATGTTCCGGGCAACATTGATTCTGGTGCGTATAAGGATCTTGGATTGACAGACTTGTTTGCTGGCAGGGTTGCTCGCGCAAAGACTGTAATCACTCCGGGCAATTTTGATCTGCTGGTATTGAATAATGTTGCTAACATACTGCCACTCAAACAATCTAATATTAATGATGAGCTAACAGACATTACCGGAGTATCAGGCAAGGCTAACTGGAAAAGTTTATTAGATTTGTATCCTGGAGAATTTTCAGCAGGGCTCAGCCAGATCAGATTAATAAAATCAGATGGCAACGAGATAGTAGCCTATTGTAGTTTAAACCCTACTGATGATGCTGCCATGGTTCTGAGTATTGATACAGATACTATACCGTCAAATACTATTATTGGTGGCCGAGGTACCGTAGATGCTATTGTAAATCCTGTAACATTTGTTCCTACCTCTCCAACTTCTAATACAAGATATCTTATATTAGAAGATATAAACAATTATGACTTACCAGATGGTACTAATGATGCGTGGAGAGCCGATGCGTGGAGAAGTTCAACAGGTACTAGTTTTGTAGCTCATGCGAACGACATTATAGAATGGACTGGTACTGCATGGACTGTGGTATTCGATTCCCAAGAGACTACAGATATAACTTATATAACTAATTCATATACAGGAATACAGTACAAATGGGACGGAGAACAATGGACCAAGAGCTTTGAAGGAGTATATGATCGAGGTTCTTGGCGATTAATTCTATGATAGAAATAGTTTGCAGTGGTGGTTTATTTTTAGCTAAGGATACAAAAAGATTTTTATTCTTGCTACGCACACAGGGTAAGACTGCAGGTACTTGGGGACTAGTTGGTGGAAAAAAGGAGCCCACGGATCGTACAGCCTATGATGCGCTTAAACGAGAAATTTCAGAAGAAGTTGGAAAAACTCCAGTTATTAAAAAAATAGTTCCCTTAGAACTCTTTACCAGTAACGATCAGCAGTTTCAGTACAACACCTATGTTCTAGTAGTTGAAAAAGAATTTATCCCGACACTCAACGAAGAGCATTCGGGATATTCTTGGTGTAGTTTAAACTCTTGGCCTAAACCACTGCATCAGGGTGTAAAAACTAGCCTCAATAATAAAATTATTAAGACTAAACTAGAGTTACTGTTGGACCTAGTTTAAGTTGTTGCTAATACTTGAGCAATTTTAACTTTTAAAGTTTCATCAGTCCATGTACCTTTTACGGCCTGATATTCATCGCCCTGCCATACTGTAATCTGTCTGGTAAGGTGGCGTTCTTCGTCAAGCAATATACTTGCGGTAACGGACCCATTAGGGCCAAGCATTCCGGGAAAATAATTATTTTCAATACTACCATAGTTTTCACTAATTCCTAGTATCTTAATAGAATTAACTGTTACGGCAGCTACAGCTGGTATAACTTCGACTGCATTATCTAAATTAACTTCAAGACTCATATCTAATCTCCATTGATATTATATTTATTAATCTTTGCCTGTAACAATTACAGCCACTTTATCGACCCAAACTAAGCGGCCATTACAGGCAATATTCCACTTGGTTTCTCCGTATTCGTTAGTACATTCGGTATATGTTTCTCCTACTATTCGAACATCTGATGCTAGGTGTTCAACTCCGTTTTCAAATACACGCCACACTAGTTCGGACCCGTTATGTTTGGTATTAAACCTAACATGATACTTGTTCATTTTAATCCTAGTTCTTTACGAATCTTAGTAGCACTAATACTAGTTACTGAATCATCAAATGCCTCTTCACCTGCTGTATAACCTACGCCACGACCCCAACCAATATGTACAATGTTAGGTACAACTTGAATTTCGTATTGTCCTTGATAAAGTGGATCTAGATCACGTTTAATAAAACTTTTAACTTTTTCAACTTCAAACGGATTACTACCTTGCCATCCTTGTACATCTCGAACCTGTATAACTACCTGTCCAGTCTTGGCTAGTAATCTTTCAAACAGGGCACGATGTCCTTCATGCCATGGTTGCCAACGACCTAGCATCTGTACAGTTTCTTTTTTCCAATCAAACGTTGGCCGGCGGCGACTAGTTAGAATATGCTCGCCAATAAATTCTGCCCATTTGTCTGCATCTTGCTCAGTAATGCGAAAATCATATTGCTCAGGTTCTACAAATGCCGCATTAGTATCAGCATAGCGTCCTTCACGGATAGTATCTACCCATATAGTCCAATCGGCTTTAAAGTTGTTACGCATTTCAACTAATGGAGCAACAAAGTCGCAGATCACATATTCGCCTGTACATTCTAGCGCAAACTGTAGCATACGCAGACTTTGACGTATGCGTCCTTCTTTACTGAAATCCCAGTCATTGAATTTTCGTCGTACATCATCAGCATTGAACCAATCTACTCCTACCTGCATAAAGTTAGGGCTCGGAATTCCTTCATAGTTCATAACTCGTTGTGGATTAACCTTTAATAGATCTCCGTTAGTTTCGAGATACTTTTTAAGTGCCGATGCTAGGGTAGTTTTTCCTGATCCGGGTAATCCCATAATTAAAATTCGTTGTGCCATTTTTACTTCCTTACTTTGTTAAAAAAATCTTGCCATTGCTGTATTCTTATTGGCCAGGTATGATACTTATTATAGTATTCACTCTGTTGCTTAATTTTTAGCTGTGTTTCATCTGACCAATAATTATCAATTGCGTTGTTTAGTTCATAGGCAAATCTCTCTGCCATAAATTTTCTATTTGGACCGTATGGTATATAAGTTGCCCAATCACCGCAGGTTTCTGGTAATGCACCGTAGCCTGTTGTGATTATTTGGCATCCTGCAGTTAATGCTTCAATGGCTGCAATGCAACTTGTTTCTTCAAATGTATTAGGGTACGAAAAGATATGTGCGTTAGCTACATATTCCCTAACAATTTCATTTGGTTGATATCCATGGTAATTTATACCAGGGGTTGTTTTACAAAGATCCCATAGCCAGTCAAACTGTCCTTCTACGCTCTTTTCAAAGTTCGGTCCATAGATTGTAGTACTGGAAAATACATCAAGCTCAACATCATCTCTGTTTAATAATTTAAATGCATCAATTAAAATATCAAGTCCTCTCCACGGGGTAGAGGTATATATTAATTTAATTTTATCCGATCTATCTCTTTCTTTAAATTCTGCTCTAGGGGCGGCATTACGAATAACAATGCTTTTATATGCAGGAACATTATATTTTTGTCTAAATTTTTCATATACCCAATAGCTAACCCATACAAAGTAATCCACAGTTTCAATAAATTTAGGATCGGCCATGCCGTTGGTACTTTCTTCATTGGTGTTTAACTGTTGCCAAACTATGTTCTTTTTAGTTGGATCAATAAATTTCCAATCACAGAAACTTAAAATAAGATTGATATCTTTTTCCCAACCTGGCTCAACTAGATTGGCCATAGTATAATACATTAACTCACTGCCACCTAGAGGTTTTTTCATAGACTCTCCGCAAACGTCATTAGATTGTCAAATACTTTTACCTTGGGTAATAACATTCTATATATAGGATTTTTAAGTTTGTTGGCTGTTTTTTGACCATTGCCAGTTAATACCAGTACAGGTGTTGCGCCAGCTTTGTCGGCCATTAGTAGGTCTTCAAGACTATCTCCTACATAAACCGATCCTTTAATTTCTAAATTTGGAACCATTGTTTCAGCATGTCTAAAAAGGCCTAGATTAGGTTTGGCATAAGGATCATCTTTCCTACCAGTAGTGCTATACCAGATGCCATCTATACTGGTACATCCTGCCTGTCCTAAAAGATTGAGCATGTATCTATTACAGTCTTCAACTTGTTCAATGGTTACTTTCTTGTGTGCTACTCCGGGTTGATCAAACAAGATTGATATCTTATGACCTTTACTGCGTATGATTGCCACAGCTCTGAAAGAATTATCAATGGGTTTAAACTGACTTGGACCTGTTATTGCATCACTACATTCACATAATACTCCATCTCGATCTAATAATATTGCATACTTGTCAAAGACAGCAGGCATTACCAACGGCGTTAGATTGCCTGAAGAAGGTTGTACAGCAGTTTGTGTCTGCTGTACCATATTTTTATCAACACTATATCGTCCCATTATTCGTATAAAGATTTTATATTAGTCGGAGTTGCACCGTAACCTGACGGAGTTGGCATATCTCGAACTTGTTTTACTCTTTCAAACCATTGCTCAAAATTTCCAACATATCGTTTGGTACCCGAATGACTACAGGTAATCGAAGTGTCTAACCAAATTGGGATACCTAGATCTATAAGGCGCTGGCACATTAAAATGTCTTCGCTGATAAGTTCTCCATTATCTACAACTACGTCAAATATCCATCTGCGAACTTTGCCCGCTTCTTTTTCTTCGTAAGGAACACTATTGTCCCATAGAGTTTGAACAGCATTACGACTTAGACGCAGAAATCCTGTACCTAACCCTTCTACAGGCAAGAGGCCGGTGTTAGGATCTTTTGGTGTTTTAAAATTTAAAATTTTTGCAACGTATGTCTCGTCGTCTCCTTTTTTACGATAAGTGCCGCCTACAACATCTACAGGATAGTTTAATAATTTCCAAAAGTCATGTGGTTGCCAGTCAATGTCGCTGTCAATAAAAACAATATCATCACAGTTTAACTCTAATACCAGTGCCATTAGATCATTTCTTGCTCGTTGTATTAGAGCATCATAACTGAGCCATATAGGAAAAATTTCAATTCCTAACGGTATTGATTGTCTAATAGTCTCAACAAGACTGTTAGCATACCATACATCTATACGTCCGTCATAACAGGGTGTACCTATTAACACTCGTCTCGGAGTGGCCTTTTGTTGATTTAATCTATCCATAATATCTGCTTCTTAATGTGGTCAAAATCGTACTTCCAAAAACTTTGATTCATGTATTGTTGCCATAGATCAGCCGGAAGTATAGGTTTTCTAATCTTATATTCTACACGTTTTTTTACAGTATGCAAGCCTTTAATATTAGCACTTTCATCAAATTCGTCGTAGCTATCTTCAACGTTTTCAAAATCATGTTCAAACAACGGCTCATTTATAAATTGATAAATTTTTTGCATGGTTGCTGTTGGGTTTTTTGCCAGTGCATCGTAATCTACAACACATAACATGTCCTTTTCATTGGAAAATACTGCTTGTCTTACACAGGCTAGCGGGCCGGTTACATACCCGCCTGCACCGTCTAGGCTCATTAGGCTATTAGTTCTTTGATAAACTGTTTGAAAATCTTGATGTTGATACAAGGCCTTGATAGTATATGGGTTTTTAGAGTTCAATTGTTCAAAACTATCTAATATCCAAGGAACATCTCTGACGCAGACAATAATCTTAGTGTCGGGCCATAGGTCTTTAAGCATGGAAGTTTGAGCAGTCCAAGCTCGATTAGTATTAAAACAGACTTCAGTATTGTCTTGATAAAACGTAGAAAACAATCCTTTAATTAGTTCTTTTCTTTTTTCAATAGGTACTGCTATCTCCATACCAACGTTGGCATGAGTAGTTTGTAGAATTGTTCTAGCATAGTCTTGCAGTGGATCACTAATATTGGCAGTAAATCTAGGGTTTTGTTTTAGAATGGCACTAAGCAGTGTTGATCCGCTTCTCGGTAATCCAGATATAAAATGATATTTTTGCATGAGTTACTTACTAATTAATTGGCCAAGGTGTGGTATATAGAGATATTTTATATTGCTCTTTACAATAGTATCCACCGCATCATTTAGTGTTTCAACTAGAGGATCGCCTGCTAGATTAAAACTAGTGTTGAATAAAATTGGTACTCCTGTCTTAGCATGGAACGCTGAAATAAGATTATAGTAGTGTTCGTTGTCTTCTTTATTAACAGTCTGTATTCTACAAGTACCATCAACATGAGTAATAGAAGGTATGTCGCCTAGTTTAGTGGGCAGTACATTTATAGCATACATCATGAATGGGCTTGATTTTAATGTACGCATTTCAAACCACTTGTCAGCATGTTCTTCTAATATTGATCCTGCAAATGGGCGGAACCATTCTCGGCCTTTTACTCGATTTACAAGGTCTTTGCCATTGACAACTCTAGGATCAAATAAGATACTACGATTGCCTAATGCTCTAGGACCGCCTTCAGGTTTTCCATTAAAGAAGGCCACAATATTTTGTTTGTTCAAAAGCTCTGCAACTTCTTCGTAGGTTACATTGTTCTTAACTTTAAGATTATGTTCTGTAATTAACTCACATTCTTCGTAGTTGGGTTCTGCACCTAGATAGATATGTTTTAATTTATTTGGCTTTAAATTATTACTATGTGCATGCCAGGCCAACAGAGCCAGTCCAATGGCAGTCCCACCATCATGACTGATCGGGTCAATAAAGATATTAAGTTCTGGAAATCTTTCTAGATAGTAGTAGTTGGCCACGCAGTTAAGGCCGTAACCACCAGCAATAACCACGTTAGTCTGTCCAGTTTTTGCCACAGCTAGTTCAATTAAGTCTCCAACCATTTTTTGAGTTTCTTGCTGTACTCGCCATGCAAGATTTTTATCAACGTCAGTTACTTTAGAAAAATCATGGTGCCATAATTTAGGATCTTGTACTCTACGAAGATAAAAGTATCTGTTTTCGTCAATTAGTGCGCCAGCAGGATACATTGGTTGTAGCAGATTTTTATTGCCCTTACCTTCAACAAAGAATTCTGGAATATTTTTGTCAGCTTTTCCGTAGGGTGCCAGTCCCATAGTTTTACCTGCTTCAATAAATCCAAACCCTAGATACTGACTAACTGCTTCGTATGATTTAGTAATGGTAACAGAATTATCAAATTCTTGAACACCGTTGTTAAAATACTTGCTATTGCCGTCAGCATATCTTTTATAGATAGCATCAAATCCCGCAGGATAAGAGCAATTAAAAATACTTTCTGTTTCAAAGCCAGCTACACTGCTGTTGGTATCATCTTCGTTCATTAGTGTAGAATGAACGCTACCCGAACCATCAACAATAACTGCCACTGCTGAATTAAATCCAGAATTATAAAATGCACCTGCGGCATGTCCTAGGTGATGTTGATGTCCCATGTTTGTAACTTTCACCTTAGGACTATATTTTCTAGCCAGTGCGGTATAGGCATCTTCAAAGGTCCAAGGTAACTTACTAAATTCCGGACTAGTTCCGCCTAAAATTAGTTCATCAACATGTGTAGTTTCTAATATCTGCAACATGGCTCGAAAAGGATTGCCGTCATATTTCATTCTGCTAAGGCGTTCTTCTTCTGCGTAGAATACTACACGCCCGTCATTGACTAGTGCTGCCGAACCATTGTGTCCTGGATTAATAGCTAGAATATTATATGGCATTACTTGACCTTGGCTTCTATGTCTGTGACAATTTTGTTGTACATGTCTGTGATTTCTTTTTCATCAAAATCAATCATCCTGTCATTATACCTATCTGCTAGAATACTGTCTAGTCCGGTAATTCTAATGGGACTGTATTTTTTGTGTCCTTCTTTTTCAATAATTTGAAAATAATCAGGATAGCTGGTATTAACAGGGAATGTTGATCCAAAGATAACAGTGCCCGGAGTGTTACTGGCTCTGGCCATATGCTGTCCCACAGAATCTACGCCAACAAAATAATCAGCACATTCTATCAAGGCCGCAAACATTCTTAGATCAGTATTGCCGGGCATTTTAAATGAATGGGTGTCAGTGACTATTTGAAATTGTGGTTCGCCAAAGAATATCATGTTGTATTTTGCGGCTAGTTTTTTAACTAGACTAATGTATGAGTCTGGGCTAAGACTCCTGCTGGCTGAATCTACAACATCAGCACGATCTAATGTAGCGCCGCGACCAAAAGGTTGAATAACGATAGTCTTAGATTTTTGTTGTTGTTGTTTGACATCTGCAATGGTATTAGCGGCCCACTTTTCTTCTGCCTTGTTAAACAGCAGAGCAGGTGCACCTAGGTCGCTGTGGTCTGTGGTTAGATTAATTTCTCTGTCAAATGCTTCTGCTAGACTGATTTCCTGACGGAAGTAGGCAGGTAGTCTATATGGCTCCGGTGTAATGATTTCGTCGGCCTTGCTGATAATGTTGTCCCAAAGTCCTTTGGTATCTGCACCATAGGTTCGATCTTGTAGTTCTGGAATACTCCATAGCAATCCGTCCCATGCTGGAATTACCACGTGCCAATCTACTTTTGGATTTAATCTGTGAAATTTGAGCAGTGCAGGAATGGCTGCAATCACGCGGCCTGCACCGCCATCGATGTAAATGATTTTTTTCATATGTACCTATTATAAAATAACTGACCAGTTAATGTCAAGATATTTATAGGTATATAATTTGCTGAAAAATTAATTGATTTTCTTTTCTACAGCTTCCATTCGATCGGCAAGTTCTTGTACTGCTCGAACTACAACTGGTAAAAGTTTTCCAATGGTTGCTTCCCAACGTTCAGGATTGTCTTTACTGACCAATCGCATCCATTCGGCGTCAAATTTTTGTATAGCTTCGTCTAGTTCTTGTGCAAGAAATCCTGCTTCGTCTGTGCCTTTTTTGCCGTCGGTAGGATTACCACGCATGTTCCATTCAAACTTAACAGGCCTTAGCGCACGAATAAAATCTAATCCCACAGGTATATTACAGATATTGGTTTTATCACGACAGTCAGAGAACGCAGTGATAGTCGATATCTGCGCTCGAATACAGGCAATTGAAGCATTACCTAGCGTGATGGTATTATTATTAGTGCCGCCCGAAGGTTGGGCATTATATCCAACGAATATATTGTTACTGCCCGCGGTGTTACAACATCCAGCAAGTCCTCCAATGGCTACATTACATGAACTGGTGTTTCCACACAGGGCTTGTTCACCAATACCAATATTGCTATTACCGATGGTCAGTGTTCTCAAAGCGCCGTATCCAAAAGCAATATTACAATTTCCACTTGTAATATTGTACATTGCACCTCTTCCACCTATGGCAATATTGCTACAACCAGTAGTTGGTCCCCCGTACATATTATCGTAACCTATGGCAACATTATAATTACCGGTGGAGTTGGCACCTAGTCCTCTTACAGCACTAGATCCAATACCAATATTACCGAGACCATTCATACAATTTAAAGAGCCGTAGCCTATGGCTATATTTCTGCAGGGAGTACCTAATGATATGGCTCCTTGACCGCTTCTGCCAACGAATACATTGTCATTTCCAGTTGATACGGTCCCACCTGAGCTTACACCAACAAATGTATTTCCGCATGCCGTAGTAAGTCCGCTACCAGCAAAATTTCCCACAAACACATTACATAGTCCTGTAGTGATATACATTCCTGCACAGCTACCTAGTGCTGTGTTGCAGTTTCGAGTACCTAAACAGACCCCCATGGCTTTATGTCCGATGGCAGTGTTAGCGGTACCGCTGGCCATGCCTTGAAGGGCTATACCTCCAACAGCAGTGTTAGTATCTCCGAGTACATTATTACACAGAGCTGCCGCGCCAATGGCTGTGCTACCATAGCCCGTTTTGTTGTTGCGCATTGCGCCATAACCGAAGGCAGCATTTGTTCTACCAGAGGTATTTCCGTACATTGCTTGCCATCCAACTGCGGTATTATCACATCCAGTAGTGTTACTTTTGGCAGCGTCTCCTCCTATGGCTACATTTCGACCGTTGCCAGTTGTACTGCTATAGAGGGCACAACACCCGATAGCAATGTTAGGGGTACCATGCTGGCTAGCAAGTAAAGCACCGTACCCAATGGCAACGCTATTAGATCCAGTAATGTTACAACGTAGTGCATTAGTACCAATAGCAACGTTGCCAACGCCACTGTTGTTGTTACCTAGTGCAAGCACTCCAAGTGCCACGTTACAAGCGCCAGTGGTGTTGCCAGTAAGAGCACAACATCCTATGGCAATGTTACCAATGCCAGTAGAAGAACCTGCTGGACTAATAACTAAAAATTCACATCTAGCATTTAATGTAGCGCCGCCCCCTCCACCGATACCTAGACTACTGGTGCTGACCCAGGTTAGCGCACCTGAAACTACTGAAAGTAACTGACCTGCTGTCCCTGCGGTAAGATAGCTAGTTTGCCCTGGAGCAGTTTGATATGGTATCTGATTGGCAACTCCACCACTTAGATTTGTAGCGGTACTGGCTGTAGCAATAGCCTGGGTGCTGGTTGTCAGCAGTAGTGTAGCAAGATTAAATGCTATGGTCATTCGAAATTAACTCCGGTAGTATGTATTTACCAAGCAAAAATCAAAACTCTACGTGATAAGTTATATGCTCACTGAATTTTATTCGCCCGCCCGCACTTTCGATCATTTTAGCATAGATATAATCTTCAAATTTATCATTGACAAATATTATGCCATGCTGTCTTAGGAACCCTACATTTACTAAAAAACTAGTGCTAACCTTACCTAGTTCCAGCTCTGTACAGTCTCTAGGCGGAATTACCTGCTGATAACCCGGGTCGTAGGCTCTTTTTAGTATGTAGCAGTCGTAGCCACCCTGATTAATTTCATCATAGCAACGCTGTATGCATTCTGGGTGAAAAGTATCATCGTCATCTAGAAATGTAATCCATTCAGTATCTGCCTTGTCAATTAAAATGTTTCGGACTAGCCCGCCTTGTCCGTTGCCTGTTTCAACTTGTCTGTAGTATTTGTTGCCTAGTTTCTGTGGTATGTAGGTTGTCTTAATTCTAGAATCTTGCAACAGGGGAAAAGGCACCTGATTTCCACTGAGTAAAAACTGTGATCCTCCGCTGGGGGCAGAGTAGCCATCCAGTCCCAGCTGACAGGACCAATTAGGATTGGTTTGATTTATAAGACTTTGGAGACTTCTGTTCAGTGTATCTCTGGCAAAACTTGGTAATATAACTGTGATCATTTAATAGGCCCAACTAACATAACTGTATCGAGTGCCCTGCTCTACGGCAGTGACTTCATGCGTGTATAGGAAACAACTTGGAAACACCACAAGATCTCCTACGTTCATTAATAACATATCTTGTCTAAAAAATTTTAATTCGCCGCCCACGTAGTTTCTATTTAGATTACCTATGACGCTGAGAATAGGTATGCCTTTTTCTTCACCATCAAAAATACTCTGTATATGATCAAAGTGCGGACTCATATGTGTATCAACATCATACCTATTTAATCTAGGAAAGGTGCGATTTTTTATCATGCCTTCAACAGCGAACTTTTTACAATATTGTTTAATAGCTTCATCTGAGGCCGCGTCTAGATATTTGGCCACGGCGGCAGTTTCGAGTGATTCTTGGGGAGCTAGTATATAACAGTCATGTGAATATTGATTGAAACGATCTTCTTTAGCATTATACCAACTGTGTTGTTTCCAACTCTTACTGTCTTGATATGTATCTACCACTGTGTTACATAATTCTACAGGAAGAAAATTAGGTAGATATAAGATGTAGTCTTTTAAATCTCTCATTTCTTATTAATCATATGTCCATATTTCTTTTGAAATTCTTGTTCTTCATCAGCTATGGTAGGAAATCCTTTGACTGTCATCCATGTGACAATGCTAAATCTGGTGCCCTGTGTCACTGGTTCTACACCGTGTATATATTCTGGGGTGCTGGGGAAGGCAATCATCATTCCTGGTTTGGGTCTAATTTTAATATTGAGGCCGGGAAAGATAAAATCTCCTCCTTGAAAGTCGTTATTAAGATATAGTACAAAACTTAGATCACGATCAACACTCTTGCGCCACTGTTTGGTACCATCTGGATTGGTCCATTCGGCATAGCCGTCGATGTGTGGCAGGTAGTGTCCTCCTATACCGTAGTGCAGTAGTTGTGGTACTTCGCTGTCCTTGACTTCAAATCCGTAAAATGGATTGATTACATTGCGAACAATGTTTTTCATGAGATCTTCTATTTGATCAAATACAGGCGGAGTTATAATACAGACCTGAGTATCTCGGAATTTTTTATCAGTGACCCATTCGGTGCCCCTAGTTTCGTTAGACTTGTCCGGATCAAAAACTGAGAGGTCTTCTTTTTTAGAAGTCCGCATATAGTCTAAGAGAAAATTAATACCTTCTTTAGTAATTACATTTTCTTTAATTAAAATATTGGAAAGTAGGTTAGGTTGCATCATAGTGCTATTTAATGATGAACTATCAGTGATAAAAATTATCTTACATAGTTTGAAACTGCTCTTAAATGTATCCTAGCTTGACTTAGCCCACCCCTAGTCGAAGCCGCCGTAGGACTATCATTACTGTAATCTATTCTATATACTGTGACGACGGCGGTGGCGCCACCACCACCATTCCATCCATAGTTTGAATTTCCAGTTCCTCCGCCTGATCCCGTGACTGCGGGCAATGTGCCTCTTATTGATGTCGATACAAGGTCATTACTATAGTCAATTCGCTCAACAGTCGATGTACATG